AGCCGCCAACACCAAGAGTTGGAGAGTCATAGTCTCTCCACCCTTGAGCAGATTCCATAGTCTCAAGTTTATCATACAGTTGATCATATTCCGCATCAGACAGAGTAGGTGCAGATAAATCATAGTAAGCATGATTATGTTTTTGGATAAGTTGTTTAAGTTCTTTGTAATTCATATAAAGAATATAACAGAGAAATTAAGTAAGAATCAATAGAAAACTCGAAGTATTACGAGTTTTCTACCATTTTAATTAAGTCTTCAAGATACCAACGAGCTTTTTTAAGATCTTCAAGCTGTTTTTGTTTATCTTCATGTTTTAAGTTATATCTAGTAACATATTTGATTACATTACCTTGAGAAAAGCCCATATTCCATGAATCAATATATTTGGTTGTTTCAATACCTTTATTATAGTGAGGAGGGTGATTAACCATATCCGTATCACTGGAGAAGTTATTTTGTTTCTCTGGGGATTGAATTACAACGCGAGTAAGAGGTTCTCCAAAAGGTCTAGAATAGATAGTTTTTCCTCCATCTGGAGATTCATATATCTTTCTGTTTCTATTTTCTAGGTTTTTCCAAGCTCTTTCCTCTAATTCATTAGCAATTTTTTTGTCTTTTTGCTCTTCTTCTTGTAATCGTCTTACCATATACTGTTCATATGTTTCTCTCATGTGTTCTCCTATTTAGAGTGAGGTGGCATTTTTGTTTCTACAAACCAAACATGCTGACGTATTTTAGGGTGATACTTTTTCATACGAAGTTTAACTCCGTTTCTTAGTTGGTTCAGAGTTTTTGGATGAATGAAATGATATGAAGCAGAGTTTCTTTTTTCTCCTTCAGGAATCATCCATACCTTATTATTTCTATTCTTTTTTGCAGCCATCAAATTATTTTTTCTTTTACAGCTTTTAAAAGCTTCTGAAGATTCTCTTTTTTATTAAGATTAACACCATCAACCTCAATTTGAAGAATTTCTTCAAGTTCACGAAGCATAACCTTAACAGTTTGAGAACGATCTTCTTCTTCAATTATTGGTTTTTCGTAAATCTTTAATTGAACTAACTTACTTATAACACTTCTATAACCTTTTGAGAAATGTTCAGCTAATTTAAATACGTCTTTTTGACCGTCTTCAGTATAAAGCTTTATCAGCTCTGCTTCTTGTTCATCATTCCATGCTTTTACGCTCATTTTTACTCCAGTTCTAATTCTAATTGCTTGCTCCAAACATATTGTTGAGCAACAGCGTCGCTTGCATCTTCTAAAAGAGGGATCAAGGAACTAACTTCATCTGCAGGAATTGAGAATCCAGACTTAGTTGGATACCACTGACCTGTATCTCCATCCATTGAATATTCTCTAATATGCAGGTACAATTTTTCTCTAAATTCATTTATTGTAACTTTCACTGCGTTACCATTAGGTTTGTGAAATGCGGTTCCAAAATCTATATTCATATAATTTCTATTTTATCTGTATTAATAAAGTTTTTCAACCAGTTAGATACTGGGTATGCTTTAAAAACTTGAACCAATGAGTATCTAGTTTTATCTAACGATTGATTAACCATACCGTGTCCTACTAAGTCAGGATCAAATATAACTGTTTCTCCAGTTTTTAAGCTAAACTGTTCTATCTCATTATTTAATTGAAACTGATAAATAAAATCATCATTACCAGTTAAGGCGGTAACTGCTCTTAATCTAAAATCATCATTTGTTTTTGCGTTAATATTATTATCGTCTGTGTGAATAGGGATAATTTGACCAGGTTCTTGTTTATGTACTCTTATACGGGTAGTTTCAAACTCAAAAAAATCAATAAGAGATTTACATAAATTATAGTATTTAGTGTAAGTAAAATCTTCTGGATACTCAATAGATTTACGACGATAAAAGCTATGAGCATTTCCATCAACGCTCTTAATTGCTACTGCATCAACATTACCTGCTAAATCATAATCGTCATGAGGTTTAAAAGTGAGTTTTGATAGCCAAGAGTTATCAAAAACTAACTTTGTCTTAGCAATCATAAGCATATAAATAATCCTTTAATTTATCACCTTCTACAGGTCTGTCTAAGTAGTCTTTTCCTAAGATCCAAATATTTGGATTTTTATTATTAATTTGTTGTAGCCAATTTTCGTAACTGCTTTTAACACCTTTTAATCCTCTTGTATATTGTGCTCCAACTGTGTGAAAAGCGTTACTCCACCATATGACAGAATCTTCTTCAGGAGTGATTTGAGAAGTTAGCTTTTCTGGCGCCTCACATATATCACAATGAATGAAAGAATGATTTAGATTTTTATATCTATCCCAATGATCTTTAATATCTTTTTCAGATCCCCACCACTCTAGCTCTCGTTCCCATAGCTGATTTCTACTTAATTTTTGAGTTTCATTTCCACCTGTTTCATTAATTTGAAATTTCTTTTGTGCATAGTCTAAAAATAAAGGATAATCTTCGCCATTCCACTCTTTTAGTAATAACTTTTTAAAAGCTAAAGCAGCCTTGCTATAGTCGTAATACACTATCTCACAATTATCAGTAAATCCGTAATGATTTAATATCATATTAGGTTTAAAACTAGCAGCAACTGCATAGAGTTTTTTAATAGGTTTATCGATAGGGACATACTTTAGATCTGCATAATTTTCTGTATTCCAAAAAAATACACATTGTTGAGCGTAGTTAACTATATTAGTTATCCATGAAAGTTGATGTTCTAAATCTGCTGCACTAGTCGTAGGGTAAATATACTCTTTAGACTCGCGAATTTTTGGATGAAAATTGTATACCGTCAGATCATTTTGCAAACTAACATTGATAAAGTTCCAACCATCAACTAGAGGTGTACATATAGTTAGTTCTTCTGTTGGTTTTAAAGATAATGGTGTATAATCATCATGAATATTTTTAGCATGTCTCTCAGCCTTGACCACAAACTCTTCTCCACTATTTTTGTTACCAAAGACTGGTTTATCAAATTTTTTATAGTAGTTTAAATTAACCAACATACACTGCTTATGTAATCCATAATAACCTTCTTTGCCTGTTGGATTATTAAGGTTCTTTTTATTTTTATCCATAATATGTCCTGTAATAAAAAAATCTTGTTTTTCTACCCATTTCTCAATAAAAGTAAAAAACAAGGCATCTTTAATGATATGACCAACAGATTGAACTATACAGTAATCAACATCATGTTCTAAGGCTTCATCTAATACATCGTTAATATTATTCTTGACTATAATTGGTCCAAAGTATTTAAATCTTGTAAAAAACTCAGTAATTTCTTTATTTTTTTCTGCTTGAGTTAAGTTACTGGACATACGAGTATCATCATAAATCCCAACTACATAATTTTTATTTTTACCCATAATTCGTTTCATAACTTTTTACTACTAACTCTTCAAATTCTTTAGTTTTTACTCCGTGAACAATAATATGATATCTGTCTTCATCAGAATCATTGATATACGCATGTTCATTGCCTACGTCTAGCATCATAGCAGTTCCTGGTTTAAATGGAACAAAGCCTTCATGACCCTTCATCTTCATTTTACACCCTTTAGGATGATTAAGTGCAATATTAATAGGAGATAATTTATGGGTATCAGAGTCTACGTGAGGAGTGATGAACCCTCCAGGCTCTAACAGCATGAATCTTACTCTAAAATATTTTTTATAAGGAAAGACGTTTTTAAAAAAAGCAACTGTGTAAGGACATAACCCCGATATCTCAGTCCAACAGTATGGAGTTTCATCATTGGATTTATATCCATATTGTTCATAATGATTAGTCTTTTCTGATGAAATACCATGAATAGCTAAACTGCGCCAACCCTTATGTCTGTAACCACCTGTCCCATCTTGATCACGGTGTTTAACAAACTTATCTTTTAATGATACAGCTTCTTTTAGCATAGATTCATGATTGAAGTCTATATTAAGTTTTAACCAAGGCAACCCACTATCATTAACAATCCAGTTAAAATCTCTCATTAATATATATCCAACAATTCTTCATCAAAAGCAAAACTAGTACCACAACCGCATGAAGCACGGGCTCCAGGATTATCAACTTTGAGAAGCTTGTTCATTCCTTGATCTTCTAAGTCTATAGTAGTTCCGTACAAAAATTGTAGAGATTCACGATCTACTAAAGCTGGTGGTGACTCCGAAAACTGAATGTCTTCGTCTGTAATTTCTGAAGCCACATCAAAAGCATAATTAAAACCTGAACATCCTCCGCCGTAGACTGAGAATTTAAAATATTGTCCTTCTTCTAAATTCTGAGTAATAAATATTCTAGCTTTAGGAGTAATATCTGGCAACTGACCAGAATAAGACTCATCAATAATTGGAGCATTTCCATGAAAATCTTGTAATACTTTATCTGCAAGAGATGGTTGATGATTATCTAAAACCTTTTGAGCTAGTCTTGCAATTTCATTTTCATCTTTAGTTTGCTCTAGTTCTGCTTCAAGTTCAGCAAACCATTTATCTATTTCTGATTCGGAAGGGGCTTGATTCTTTTCCATGTGTGTTCTCAATAATTTCTATATAAGATTTAGCAACTGTTTCCCAAGTATTTGGTAATTCAACTTCGTTTGCTCTTTTGAAATACTCTTCTTTATCATGTGAGTGATAGATCCATTGTAACATTTTTTGTAAAGAATGTCCATCTGGCTCGTTCATAAATGTATGAGAATTCATCATGGTAAAAGAGTCACCTGGTTTTTGAGCAAAAACTTCTCCAGAAGTGATATCTATAGGAGATGGCTTAGTTTGCACTCTTAAACCAATATCATCTGGTATAAAATCTTGGTGAGGACCTTTATCTGGTAAAATAGGTAAACAACCACAGGCTACAGCTTCTTGGATATGCATACCAAATCCTTCTGCTCTATAAGGGTGCACAACAACTTTAGACGCTGCGAACAACTCTGACATATCTTCATCAGATAGCACACTATCAATATACGTTACTTTAGCACATCCAGTCTTATACTGCATTTTAACTATCTCATTTAGTACATTGTTCTTACCATAAATTTGTGGATTGTCTTTAATAATAAGTCTGGCATTATCATAAGATTTAAAACTTTTATGCCACGCATTTATAAGAATATCTAAACCTTTTCTCCATTGAGAATTACCGACATAAACAAAATTAAATTTGCTCGAATCTATTCCAAATTTGTTTGTAGGTTTTGCTTCCTTATTAAATACTTTATCGTTATAACCATTTGGGATAGTGCTAATCTTTTGAGGATCTAGACCTCCTCTGATTGCAATATTTCTTATATAATTTGAAGGAACAATAATATGGTCAGCAAAAGTTTCCCATTTATGTTGCCATTCAAAAGGTAACTTTGGGTATTCCCAAGGTTGAATGTAAATTACCTTAGTATTGTCATGTGAAGGCCACTGCCATATTGGTGGGTAAGAGTGTCTAATTTGAATATCTAATCCACCTTGTTTAGGATGTTCTTTTTCCGTAAGGGTTTTTATCTTTTTTATAATATGTTTACTTACTCCATAAGCAGGATCATATGAATCTAAAGGAGTGACATAGACATCATGACTATTACTTAACTCAATTGCTAGGTTACGATTAATGATAGTAAGTGAGTGATTATCGTAAAATTTACCGACTATTTCAATCTTCATTAGTAAGCTCTCCCAGCAAATTGTTTAATATAATTTTCAACCTCATCATGAGGTACAGCAAATAGTTTAGG